CGGAATGGTGTCAGAGAGAGCCACTAACTATCCCAGTAACTATCCCAACCAACCCCGGGCGGCTGACGCCGCACCGGCGGGGGGGTGGGATCTCTCCTGGGAGGTCCGATCCCGGATCGGCGTCCGCGATCCTCGGGGCGACCCCGACGCGCAGCTGCGGGTCGCTCGCCGGTTGATGCGCGAGCACGGCCTGTCCGACGCCGACGCCCAATGGGGCTGGAGGCTCCTGTGCGAGCATTGGGCTCGCACCGGCAACGCACCGTACGACACCCTGCACCGGATCACGACGAGCCTCGAAGGCGCTCGCGACGTCCGGGCGGTGGTGATGCACAAGCTCAAGGGGGTGGCAGCGTGAGCGCTCAACAACGCCGAATCCATGAGATCACCACGTTCCTCGAGGTGAATCGCAAGCACCTCCCAGGCGTCGTGGCGACGTACCTCGACGAGCTGCTGTACATGCACAAGCACCTCGCCCAGGCGAGCGCTCGGCAGACGCAGGAAATCAGCGATCTTCGCGCCTTGCTGTACGGCAACCCGGACGCGAAGCACGACCGGCCACCGGCTACGCCTCCGCAAGTATGGCGGCAAGGGCAATGGGTGGACGCATGACCCAGTCACGCACCAAAGGCAAGCGGGCCGAGCTCGAAGCAGCCAAGGACGTCGGCCAGCTTCTCGGCGTCTTGTTCCACCGGACGCAGCAGTTCAACGGCAAGGGCGCTGGCGACATCGAGCCCATGAACGGGCCGTACACCGTGCATTGGGAGGTGAAGCACTACAAGGCAGGGCTGACATGGTGGGTCAAACGCAGCGCAGACACGGCGCTGCTCGTCGCAGGCGAGCTGTGCTACTGCCGGCTGAACCATCTGCCAGGCATCCTGCGGCGCAACTACCTCGCGTACAGCAGCGTGACGTGCGGGTTCGCCGAGCGCTGGATGGCGCAGGCCGTGCGTGATGCGAAGACCGACCAGGTGCCTGTGGTCGTGTGCAGGCAGGATCGTTCGCCTTGGCTGGTCGTATGGCGTCGAGAAGACACCGAGCGCATGATCGACGCCATGAACGGGATCGCGAATGCGACGGTTTAGGTTTGAGGGTGGGCTCGGCAAGGCATACGACCATGGCAAGTCTGTTCAGAAGTCTCGTCCTGGAACATGGGGCAGAAAGGCCAAAGCGTTCAAGGCTGTGCATGTGCAATGCGCCAAATGCGGATCAATCACAGACCTCGAATGCGACCACATTGTGCCACTTCACAAGGGTGGATCGGATGAATGGTCGAACTTGCAAAGCCTTTGCCGACAATGCCATGCGATAAAAACTGCAACGGAGCAGGGGAAAGATTGTGGCAAAAAAATCGCCCAGTTCCGCAACCCGATCGGATAATGGGGCCCCCCCATCGACCCCGAGGGGGCCTATTGGCTTGGGACAGCGCGGCGTAGGGACCGTCAAAACAGACACACGTCGCAAGCATCGGCGGAACCCGTGTTTATGCGCCGACGCCGCGGACGCCTATGCCCGTGCGGTGGTTGATGGGTCGATCGTCGCGAACGGTCGCATCCGCGATTCGTGCCGTCGCTACCTCGCCGAACGGGCGAAGCCGGCGGACCATGGCGTGTGGTGGGACGAGCAGCTCGCCGAGGACGCCAGGGCGTTCGCGCTGAAGTGTGGGCAGGGCGCGGAGGCTGGCGCGGGCCAGCCGCTCGTCTGGATGCCGTGGCAATGCATGGTGGCCATGATCCTGCTCGCCCGTCGGCGCATGGTGGACGGCCGCAAGTCTGACACGCCGGCGACGAAGGCGCTGCTCTTGGCCGTCGCCCGCGGCAACGGGAAGACCGAGTTTGCGGCGAGCCTGCTCATGGCGGCCATGCGAGACCCATCGACGCGGCTGGAGTTCGCGAGTGTCGCGCCGGATTCGCGCCTCGCCCAGAAGACGTTCGAGCGCATGGCGGTCATGTCCGAGACGCTCGGCGTCGCCGATTGGAATAAGTCAGGCGGCTCAACGCCCGCGCACCCTGGACGGGTGAAGCACGGGAACAACCGGTACATATCGCTCCCGTGCACCGACAAGGCGCTCGACGGGCTCACGACCCGCATGGTCATCGCCGACGAGGTCGCTCGCATGGAGAGGGCGTTCGGCCGCCTGCTGACGGGGCTCGCCAAGTTTCCGACGTCGCAGCTTCTCGCCATCACGACGCCTGACCCCGAGCAGAAGACGCGGCCCATCTGGGGCTACTGGGACGCCCTCGAGCGGGCCATCGCCGACGGCACCCCGTACCCGGCGGGCTGGTGGCCGATGCTGTACGGCCTCGAACAGGATGACCAGGCGGCGGACCCGGCCGCCTGGCCGAAGGCGCACCCGGCGCTGAACGTGATCATCGACCCCGGCCAGCTTGAACTCTCGGCACGGACGATGCTTGAGTCGGGCGACCCGGCGCAGATCGCCGAGTTCGAGACGCAGCTGGCCTGCCGGTACCACGAACTCGCCACGACCGACATCGACCTTGCCGTGCTCGAGCGGCAGATGCAGCCGTCGGACTGGACCCGGCTCCAGGGCGCACCGGCGGTCATCGGCTTGGACCTGTCCCGCGGCGGCTACGGGCCGCAGCTCGACCTCACGACGTTGTGCCTGATGGTCGTGGACGGCGGCGTCATCCGGGCGCGGAACGTCTCCTGGTGGGCAGGCACCGACATGGGGCGCGACGAGAAGCGGTGCAAGCAGCCGCTCGGCGCATGGGTTGAGCAGGGACACCTCCGGCGGATGCCCGGCGAATGGCACGATATGACCATCGTGGAGTCGGAAATTGAGAACCTGATGCACCAATTCGGGGTTAGAAAGATCGGCGTTGACCCGCACCCGAGCCAGGCGAAGGACATCAAGCGGTGGATGGACAAGGGCTGGCCGATCGTCCCGGTGGACCAGTCGATCCGCACGATGGCACCGGCGTGGAAGCTCTGGGGCGACCTCCTGAAGTCGAAGCAGCTGTTCTACGAGCCGGACCCGGTGCTTCGAGCGGCGCTGAACTCGGTGCGCCTGATCGCCGACAACGTCGGCAATATCCGGCCGGTCAAGGGCCGCAGCTCTGGGAACACCGACGCCGTGGTTGCGGGGAACATGGCGGCGCTGCTCATGGAGCACCATCAGGTCCGCACGGCGACCGGATTGAGCGCGTCAACTTGTCCGCTCGGATAGTCCGTGTTTGCCGGATTCGCTCTTGACGATTTTGGGCACTTGTGTTCTATGCGACCGTGGGCCTCTTCTCACGGTTCTTCGGGTTCAAGTCGGGCGTCGCGATCTACACGCGACCCGAGCCTGTCATGGCCGGACCGGCCGACGGGATTCCCGCGGTCCTGCGGGCGACGCAGCTCATTTCGGCCGACATCGCCCGGCTGACGGTCAACGTGTACGACAACGCCGGGCAGAAGCTGCCGGATCACCCGGTGGCCATGCTCCTCAACCGTGACGCCAGCCGGTGGCAGTCGGGCTATGAGTTCCGGCGCTACACGACCTCGACGGCGCTCATGCACGGCAACGGGCTCGCGCTCATCCGCCGCGGGTCGGACGGGTCGGTCGCCGAGCTTCAGCCGGTGCCCGCGGACGCCATGAGCGCCGAAATCCGAGACGATGGCGTCGAGTACCGCGTCGGCCAGACGGTGCTCGCCCAGGATCAGATCCTCCACATCGGCTGCTACCCGGATCACCTGAACCCGTGCTGGTACCGATCGCCGCTTGAGGCGGCGCGGTGGACGATGCAGCTGGCGGCCGACGAGTCGGCCGCCCATGCGTCGCTCGTCAAGACGGGCAGCATGGGGAAGGTCGCCATCACGCACCCCGGTGCCATGAGTGATCAGACCGTGCAGGCCATCCGCGACGCCTGGATGAACATGCATGCCACGGCCGACGGCGCGTCGCGCCCGCTGATCCTGCGCGAAGGGATGAAGGCCGAGAAGATCAGCCAGGAGACTTCGGGCACCATGCTCGAATCGCGGCGTTTCTCGGTGCAGGAAATCGCCCGCGCCTTCGGCGTTCCGCCGGAAATGCTGTTTCAGCAGGGCGGCGGCGCGCTTTCAAGCCAGGCTGAAACGGCCCGCGCATACGCCGACGGGGCCATCGCCGCATGGGCGAGCGCGTGGGAGTCGGAGCTCACGCGCAAACTCTGCGGTCCCGGCGAGACGGTCCGCATCGACACCACCCCAATCACGCGGGGCAACCTCCGCGACCAGGGGATGGCGTTCTCGAAGCTCGTGCTCGCGGGCGTGATGAGTCCCAACGACGCAAGGCATTACCTCGGGTTGCCTCCCGTCGAAGGGCTTGACACGCCAGCGGTCACCATGCCGGGCGGCGCGTCGGCCGCCACCGGGCCCGACAACGAGGAGGTCGAGGATGCTTGAGGTCCGTACGACGAGCTTCGAGCGCCAAGGCAACCGGATCGCCGGTTACGCCGCGGTCTACGACGCCCCGAGCCATCCGCTGGTCGTTCGCAGCGTCAACGGCGGCAAGCCGTTCACCGAGCGCGTCGCCCGTGGCGCATTCGACCGGAGCCTCGCCGGGAACATCTCGCTGCTGGTCGGCCATGACCGGCGCGAGCTGCTCGCCAACACCAAGAGCCAGCGCCTGAAGCTCGCGAGTGACACACGCGGGCTGGCGTTCGACGTCGAGCTGCCCGACACGCAGCGGGCGAAGGACGTCTACGCGCTGGTCGATTCGGGCGTCCTGTCCGAAATGTCGTTCGGTTTCATCGTTCGTTCGGACGCCTGGAAGGGCACCGAGCGCACCCTCGTAGACGTTGATCTACGCGAGGTGTCCATTGTCGAATCCGGCGCGTACCCGCAGACGGCCGCCGAAGCTCGCACCTACAGCCGGGCGCTCGCCC